TTGGGCTACTAGAGGTCTTAAAAACCTGTTTAATGGTAAGACTCAAGAAGATATGCAAAGAATAGGTGAAGATGAGTTAGCTATAAGATTTAAAGAGTTCGGTGATGTTGATGTAGCTCAAAGAGCTTATGACAAACTTTCTAATTCTGAAAACTTTTTAGAAATGTTTGAAGCGGTTGAAAGAGCTTACAAAGATGTAGGGAACGAAGTAGACTTCAAAGTATTAAGAGAATCTAAACCAGAGTTTGTTAGTTTAAAAATTCCTGTTCAGGGAGGTACAGCTACTAAACAATTTATGAGAACTACTGTTAAAAGAAATGGTCGTTATGAAGTTAGAAATATTGAGTTAGGTACAACAGATTTTAAACCTAAAAAAGAAATAGAATATAGCACTACAGATTATAACAGGATAAATGATACAGTAAAATCTCTTGTTCAAGGCGATGATGATTTTACAACTATAGCTGAAGACTTAGGAATTGATGATGGTAAAAATTTAAAATTACCTAATAATATTGCTCAAGAAATATTAGAAGTTAGTGAATCATTTAAATCTTATTTTGGTAGTAAAACTGCAGCTGAAACATATGCTACTCAATATGTTTTAACTGAAAGAAATAACAATAATAATCAACCAGTAATGACTCAAGTTGGTAAGTTTGCTATTTATCCTTATACAAGAAATCTTGAAGGTCTTGATAGTAATCAATTAAATCAAGTTTTCTTAGATATTACAGGTACTGAAGGTGCTGGAGGTTTATTAGAAGAAATAAATTTAATTAATACAGAATTTGATAGTCAATACAAAGATAATGCTTATCAGTTTTTTACTAATGTTGTTGACCTAGCTAATGTTAATGAAGATGAAAAAATAGAAGCTATAAATTCCTTAAACAATATTTTTTATCCAAATAAATCAGTTGATGATATTGAAGATATTCAAAAAAGTTTTGATGTTAGTACAAAAGATGAACGTAAATTTAATGCTCAAGACTTAAAAGATGTTTTAATTCCAACAGATAAAGCAGTTGCTGATATTTACAAAACTAAAGTAGCTAAAGTAGGAGCAACAGCAAGAAGATATGTTGATTTTTTTGATTACATTCCTAAGTTAGATTTATCAGTTATTAGTAGCGATGAATTAGATGCTTTATATAATGCACCTAAAAATACTATTAGAGAAAAATTAAACATACCTGAAGATATTGTTTTATCTAGGACAGCTATTGAAAGAAATACATTTAGAGAAGCTATTGAAGATGAATTAAAAATAAGAGAACAAAAAGAAGGTGTAGCATATATAGGTGGTTATTATTATGGTAAAAAAGATAGAAGAATTGGTTATCTTCAAAACGATAATGTTAGACAAAATTTTTGGAAACCTTTATTACAACTTATTTTAAAACAAAATCAATAAATTATGGCAGTAACTAGAAACAGAAGATTGCTTACTGGTAGTTTTGGTCCGTCTGGTAAAGTTAATTATAATTTAGACGACCTTGAAAATGATGATAAGTTTCAAGGAGTTGCTGAAAGATTTTTAGAATCAGTTGGTGAAAACTCTGATGATATTTTTGAGTACCTAAGAGACTCTGATTTTAATTTAGTATCAGGCATGTCAAGAGCTACTCAGTCTGGTAAATTTACTGACCAACAAAAAAGAGATTATGCTTATCTAAGAAGCATGTTTGATAAAGCTGATATGGGTAGTATGAAACAATACGTTGAACTTATCAAAGATGGTGCAGTCGATATGGTTACTGACCCTTTTACTATTGCTGCAGCCTTAGCAGCTCCTTTTAGTGGTGGTACTTCATTAGCAGCCCGTCAAGCTTTAGCAACAACTGCTCTACAAGGCTCAAAAGCTATTGCTACAAATAAAATAAAAGACATAGGTAAAGACCAAATCAGAAAAGCAACACTAGGTTCAGCAGCAATTGCTGGTAGCTGGACAGGTCTTGATAATCACTTCAGACAAAATACAGAAATAAATACAGGTCTAAGAAAGCTTTACTCTAATTCTGAAACAGTAGGAGCTACAGCTTTAGGTGCTGTTACTGGTGCTGTTTTTGGTAATTTAGCTCAAAAAAATGCTTTATATAATAGTAGAGTTGGTCGTTTATATTCTAATGATGACTATCGTAGAACAGCTCCAGCTTTTTTTGAAATTAGAAAAGGTATAGATACAGCATTATCTAAGATAGGTGGTTCTGCTGCTAGTATTTTAAATACTATGGCTGAAGTTTCGCCAACTGCTCGTAGACTAGGGCAAACTTTTGTTGATGATTTTGAAAAAAAATTAGCAGGTTCAAGAGCAACTAGAAGAATTGATTATAGTTTTGCTGAAGATTTAGATAATAGAAGGGCTGGTTATATTCAAGGTTTAGATGCTGCTTTAGAGCCTGTTAGAAAAACAGGAAGTGTATCCCCGACTGATGAATTAAATATTATTAGAATCTTAAGGGGTGCTAAACCTGAAACTAAAAACAATAAATTATTTTTAAATAATAAAGAAATATCACCAGAAGTTGTTAGTACTGCAGCTAGATTAAGAAAAATATTTGATTCTGTTTACAAACATGCTGATGATGCTAACATGGCTCCAGAGTACGTTGAAAATTGGTTTGCTCGTTCTTGGAGCAGAGAAGCTATTGAAGCAGACCCAAAAGAATTTAAAAGATTATTAACAAAACAAAGAACAAAAGACGGACAAAAATATAAAATTGTTGAACCAAATCAAGTAGATGATGTTGTTACTGGTATGCTCAACAAACAAGATGAACTATATGCTTCTCATTCTCACTTACTAGGACAAGCTAGAACTTTTAAAGACTTACCGGATAATGAGTTTGAAAAATTCTTGACTAATGATTTAGTTGAAGTTTCATCTAACTATCTTTTAAATGCTGCTAGGTCTATTGAAATAAAGAAAAACTTTTTAAGTGCTGGTAAGCCTGTAAAAATATCAGGTAAAACTGCTGAAGGAAATCTTATATTATATAAACAATCTTTAGAAGACCAATTTAGAGAAAGATATGTTAATAAAATTAAAGATGAAATTAGGGAAGCTGGTGGTAGATTTACTGGTAACGATGAAAAAAAGATTGTTGATTTATTTAATTCAGTAACAGGTAATGTCAGCTACTACGGTGATACTGTACAAGCTTTATATGATGGTATGAAGTTAGCTAACTCAATGGCTTATTTACCTTTAGCAACTTTATCATCTGTAACAGAGGCTATTATTCCTTTAGCTAAAGCCAAGCCTTCTAGTGCTGTTAAAGGAGCTTTTGATGGTCTGACCAAAGGACATAAAATATTTAGTAAAGAGATAGGACAGATACTTAAAGATAAATATAAAATGTCAAATGACCAACTTATTCGTGAGATGAATAGTGTTTGGATTGGTGTTGATGAAGCTATGGGAGATGTTACTAACAGATTAGCTGGTGAAGGTCTACAAAATGAATTTACCAAAAGAATGGCAAAAGGTTTCTTTAGATTTAACCTTCTTATTCCTTGGACAAAAAGCGTACAACTTGCTGCTTTTTCAACAGGTAAAGATTTAATTTATGATAACTTAACAAAACTTAGAAAACTTGTTGATGATGGCATTAATGTTCTTGATGATGATGTTTTAATTAAAAAAGCCATAGCTGATGCACCTGATAAAGGTAGACTAAAAGGTATTATGGATAGTGTTTCTAAGACAGGAGCTAAAGATAATTTATCTAGAATTAATCATTTAAAATCAGAACTATTTGAATTAGGTATTGATGTTGAAGACGGTTTAAGATGGGTAGGTCAAGGAGCTAAACAAAATGATAATTTTTATCGTCAAGTTGTTAGAGGTGCTGGTAGATTTACCAACTCTGTTATATTACAAACAGGAAGAGAAAGAGCTAAAGTTCCTACTTATATGTCTAATCCTAAATGGGATATTCTAACTCAGTTCTTAAGATATCCTTATGTTTTTAGTAATACTATTCTTAAAAACTTTGCTAGAGATACTATACAAAACCCGGGAGTTAATGCACCAAAAGTTGCAGCTTTTGGTTTGATGGCAACTAATGTAGCTTTAGCAACTAACTACTGGAGAAGTCCCGAGTCATATCAAAAACAAATAGATAAAGAAGGTGTTAGTTATAGAGATGTTGTTAAAGCTCTACAAAGAACAGGGATGGCTGGTCCTATTGATATAGGTATTAGATGGGGAGAGGCAAGTAGATATGGTAAAAATCCTTTAGTATCAGCTGCTTCATTAGGCGGCCCTGTTATAGGTGATGTTGTCAATATGGCTATTTATGATAGAGGCTTGTTAGAAACAGGAGCTAGAAAGTTACCTTTATATGGTAGTAAAAACTTAATTAAAAGATACACTGGTTTTGACTATGATACTGTTGTTCAAGCAGCTAAAAAAGTAGATGAGCCTATTAAAGAACAAAGAGACAAATTGGTTGAGGCATTATCTTTACCTAGAAGAAAAACATATTATAAAGGCGGTGATGTTTCTAAAGATGTTACTGATGTTACAGATAACCCAGTAAATAGAATTGACCCTTTAACAGGTTTACCTTATTCAGCTCAAACAGATTTATTTACTTCAGAGTTTAAAGAAAGACAAGAATTTAATATAGGTGGGGTAGTAGACAACACTTATTACAAAGAACTTTCAGATAAAGAAGCTGAGCAGTTTAAAATAAAACTTAAAGCTAATGCTTTTACACCTGAAGAAAAAGATAAAGCTTTTGACACTTTGATAAACACTGTGTCTAAAAGTTTAAAACCTAGACAAACAGATGATACACCTAGATTAGAAAAACTAAAGAATGCTTTTATGGAAGCTGTTGAAAAAACTTTTCCAATTAAACAAGAAAAAGTTATAGAAACGAGACCTATAAATTTAGAGCCTACTATAGGAACTTCTAAAGCAACAGGTGAAAAATTAATAACTGAGGGTATAAATGATATAGTTCAAAATGAAAATGTAAAAAAATTCTTAAAAGAAATAGCTTATGTTGAATCTAAATTTGGTAAAGATAAAAATACTTTCAGAGAAAAAACAAAAAGTGTTTTTCAAATAGATGATATAGCTTTTCAAGAACTACAAAGAAGATTAAATCCTAACACTGATGTAGGAAAAAGCACTAGAGAATATAATGAATATTTAAAAATTAATAAAGGTATTGATTTAACAAAAGTTTCATTTGATGATTTAAATAGACCTGATATTGGAGCAGCTGCATCTAGAGCTATATTATTAAGTTTTCCGGGAGCTATTCCAGAAACAAGAGAAGGCAGAGCAAAATACTGGAAAGATAATTGGAATAAGTCAGGAGCCGGAACACCTGAAAAATATTTAAAAGACTTAGAAAACGTACAATTTTTTGATTAATGATACTCTACACAGAACAACAACTAGAAGAAGCTTGGCAGGAGAACTGTAAGGTTCGAGCAGGTCTTGGTTTACCTTGGTTTACTATAGAAGACTATCGACCTTTATTTGAAGAAGAGATGAAAAAATTTATGTTAGGAGAATTTTAATGGGTTTCCCTTTTGAGATAATAACTATGTTGGCCTCAACAATCCTTGGTGGCTTGATGAGTGTCTGGTCTGAAAGCAGAAAAGCTGAAGCAGAACAACAAAAACTATTAATAACTCGTGGTGAGTTTGGTATGAAAGAAAGACAACAGTCTTTAGACCAAGGAATAAAAGACAAAGGCTTTGCTTGGACTAGAAGAATAATAGCTTTGACTTCAGTTTTTGCTATTGTGTTGCTACCTAAACTAGTAGCAGTTTACTACCCAGATGTTACTGTGACTGTTGGTTACACTAACTGGAATCCGGGGTTTTTGTTCTTTAAAGAAGGTAGAGAAGTATTTGAATGGGTTACTTTTCAGGGCTTAGTAATAACACAATTAGACACTAACTTAGTCTCAGCAATTATAGGTATGTACTTTGGCGGTAGCTTAGTTAAAGGTAAATGATGAATACAAAGACATGGATGGACTTATTAGAAACTGTTGGGATTCCAGCAGCTTTTGCTATAGCAGCTGGTTGGATGGTTTGGAAACTATTTAATCATTTAATAGCAGATGTCCATAAAAAATTAGATACTCAACACGGCATGATAGTAGCTTTGATAGATAGAATAAGACAAATAGATAATGACATTATAAGAATAGACACAATGTGTCGGACAGCTATGGGTGTACCTGTAGATGTAGATAGGTTAGCAAGGGCAGATGGGAAAAAAGACCAAAGAAAAGATTGAGGAGATAGTAGAAATGAAAATATTAAGCACGTTATTTATAGTATTGTTGCTGGGTGTTAGTAATGCTTTAGCCGGAGATGAGTTAGTACATAAGTTTAAATCACCATCGTTTAGTGGTATCAATAGCTCAGCTCATTACTTAACTATAGAGAATCAAGAGTTCAATAGAAAAGCAGCTATTGAAGCTGAAATCAAAGCTTACCGAGAAGAGCTAGAAAGAGAAGCAGACAATACAACTCTAGCAAGATTTATCAGAAACTTAGAATCAAGAATATATGCTCAACTATCCAGACAACTAGTAGATGCTTTGTTTGGCGAAAACCCAAGTACTTTTGGGACTTTAGAGCTAATGGGTAACACCATAGAATACAGTGTTAGTGCTGATGGCACTATGATTACATTAAAGATTACAGATGCAGAAGGGAATGTTACAGAGATTACTGTTCCTATCGGTTCTTTTACTTTCTAGTTGTTCAAGTCTTAGACATAGTTCTCTCCTAGATGAGAATGTTATAGGAGCTTATTCAAAGAAAAGACCAAGTACCGTATTAGAGTTACAGTCAGAGGAGTTAAAAAACTTAAGACCGGCTAAGCTTAAGCCGACTATTGCTATCTACCCGAATAGCTTCACAGACCTAACAGGGCAAAGAAAGAGTAACAGTACCTTTGCTTTATTTAGTTCTGCTATTACACAGTCACCTGATGCTTTACTTATCAGGGCTTTTAAACATGCTGCAGATGGTGAATTTTTTACAGTTGTCGAGAGAGTAGGGTTAGATAACTTAACGAAAGAACGACAAATAATTAGAACAACCCGTAAGGACTTTGAAGATGAAAGAGAATTATCTGCTCTTATCTTTGCAGGTCTACTGGTTCAAGGTGGAGTCATTTCGTATGACACAAACCTAAAAAGTGGTGGTAATGGTGCTAGATATTTAGGTATCGGTATGAGCCGCCAGTATCGTGAGGACACTGTTACAGTATCTTTACGATTAGTTTCTGTTAATACCGGAGAAATATTAATAGAAGTACTAACATCAAAGACTATCCTATCTGTAGGAGTCTCTAACGATGTCTTTAGATTTATTGAAGCTGGGACAGAGTTAGTAGAAATAGAATCTGGTGTTACACAAAACGAAAGTGTATCTATTGCTCTCCAAAAAGCGATAGAGACAAGTGTACTAGAAATAGTACAACAAGGAATAGAGAGGAGATTTTGGAGTTATGAATAGAATAATTATATTGTTAGCTTTCTTAGGCTTTATGGTTAAAGCCGATAATGAAATATACATCAATCAAGTTGGTGCAACTTTAAACTTAGATGTTGAACAGCTAGGTGTTTCCAACCTTATTGGTGGTCTTGATGCTGCCTCAGGTCAAATGACTGCTCTAGAATTAGCTGGTAGTTCTATGACTTTAGACATCAATCAATTAGGGGATTCCAACAAATTTATTGGGGACATTGTCTTAGATTCACTGGTAGGTTTCTTTGAGTTTGATGGTGATAGTAATATATTTGAAATTCAAGTAGACCCAACAGATACTTATGGTGCCAATGGCGGTAACTATAATGTTGACGTTACAGGGTCAAGCAATGAATTTGAATTAAATATTGCTACCAATGCTTTAGCAGAATACTTAGACCTCGACTGGGTTATCAATGGTGATTCAAATACCATAGACTACACAATAGATGTCGATGGAGCTACATCCTATCTAGATATAGATGGTGACTCAAACAGTTTAGTCTACAACGGTAGTGGCTATGCTGATGGTTACTTTTATCTAGACCAAACAGGGGATAGTCGAGCATTTAATATTACACAGAGTTCAACTTTAGCAAGTGATTGGCTTAAGATTATTTCTACTGGCGATAGTGGTACTGTCTGCATCATACAAAATGATGGCGGCACCAGCACAAGTTGCTAGTATAGGAAGCATAACAGAACTAAAAGGCTTAGGGAGAGTAGTAAGGGAACAAGACCCCTTTACTGCTGCTCTCTCCTTTGCTATTAATAGTTTTGATAATGTTGAGACTTCTAATGGTCGGATAGGTATTACCTTTCTTGACGAATCTCAAGTCCGTCTCACAGAACATTCACAATTAGTTATAGATGAGTTTATCTATGACCCTGACCCATCTAAATCTAAGATGGCTCTACAGTTTGCTAGTGGTACAGCTAGGTTTATAACCGGCAAACTAGCTACTATCAATAAAGAAAACATATCTATCGAGACTCCTAGTGCCACCATTGGTATTAGAGGCACAGACTTTACTGTTACTGTCGATGAACTCGGTAGGTCTTTAATAATACTACTACCAGATGAGAACGGTATTGCTTCCGGTGAGATAGTTGTTTCTACTCTAGTAGGACAAGTAGTTCTCAACAAGCCCTATCAAGCTACTACAGTTGAGTTGTTTGAGTCGGCACCTAGTAGTCCTGTTATCCTAGACTTGACTCTAGATATTATTGACAACATGTTGATTGTCAATCCACCAAAGGAAGACCCAAACTTTGTTAGCGAGGAAGAACAAACAGATGGCTCTGATAATATCTTAGACATAGACTACTTAGAGTTTGACGAACTAGAACAAGACTACTTAGCAGAAGATAACCTAGAGTTTACTGAGTTAGATATCAACTATCTAGATGTAAATTTCTTAGAAGACCTCTTAAGTATCATAGAGGAAGTAGATGAGTTAGAACAAAATGTTTTGAACACTGGTGATATTAATGTTCAAGGCACAGCTTTTGGTTTTGACTCTAACACACAGGTAAATACTTTTGTTACTGACACAGTGCTAACTTTCTTAAGACAGGTAGAAGACACAGTAAGATTAGATTTAGATACGAACAACAGTTACAAGGTTTTAATTATACAAGATGGCAAAGCAATTACTATTACTCTTAATGGCGGTAGTGACTCTTCCATTACTATCAAGCAGTCTTCCGGCTAAGCCTGATATATATTGGCGGATTACTAAAGCACCTTACCTCAACAAACCAGAGGTTTATTTAGATTACAGTCTACCTAAAGCTCAAACACATTTTAAACTACAAGAAAAACCTTACCAAGAATTTATAGCCTTACAGCTTTTGGATATCTATACCACACACAGGGCTGTCAATATTAAAGGCTATGCTTTAGAAGCTAATCCTCTCCTACCTAAACAACCTTCCTTAGAGTTGTTACTAGTTCTTAAAGGTGCTACTAGTTATTTTATTATCAGAAATGCTTCTCCACAACAGCTAACAAACATTAATACTTTTTATCACTTAGTACTGCTTAATAATCTTTACGTCATGCATAAAGCAGGTGACTTATGAAGTGGGCAAGTTTACTTTTATTTCTACTGACACTACCTCTAGTCTTTAATGCTCCGCCTCTGGAGATACTAAGACTTAAAACCTTTGATGCCCTTGTCAAGACTCCAGAGCCTACTGGTTACTTTACTATCCTTAACATTGATGAAGAGTTTATAGACCAGCAAGGAGGTTACCCTTTACCTCGTCAAACCTTAGCAGACATACACCTTAAGTTATTACAACAAGGAGCATTAGGTGTTGGGTGGACAATACTCTTTCCTCATCCTGATAGACTAGGAGGCGATGAAGCCTTTGCTGAGATGCTTGGTCTAGCTCCTAGTGTCATAGCAATGCCCGAAGTAAACAATAATAAATATCCACAGACACACGGCACAGTTATCTTAGGACCTGATATTAGTTTAACTCAAGCTCAAGGTTTCTTAGAAAACATTCAAGTTTTAAAAGACTCTGCAGCTCAAGGAGCTGTATCAGTGCCGGTTGATATAGATAACCTAGTTAGACAGATACCCCTTATCCAACAAACTCCAGAGGGCTGGGTAGCTTCTTTCGGTACAGAAGTTCTCAAGATACTAGGTGGTGGTAAGACTTATCAAATCAAAACTAATGAGAACGGTATAGAAATGATAAGAGTAAAAGGTATACCTCCTATCCCAACAGACTCGACAGGTAAGAAATGGATTAGTTGGGTTAAGACACCAGAGACTAACCTAACTGAAATGAATGTTCAGGGTAAGTTTGTCTTTGTTGGTTTTACTGCTGCTGGAATACAGAGACAACTAGCAACTCCAGTGGGCCTATTAGAGCCACATAAAATCCAAGCAGCTCTAGCTGAGTCTATTCTACTGGAGACACCCAACATACCGGACTATCGTTTGTTTGCTGAACTAAGTATCTTAGTAGTATCTGGTTTACTCGTGGCTATCTTAACTGGTTTCTTAGGTATTACTACAGGCTTAGTCTCAGCCTTGACTATCTTTGGTGGGGTAGCTTATCTTGGTTGGTCTTTTATACAGCAGAATCTTTTAATAGATGTTACATGGACTCTAATAAGTTTGTTTCTAATTGCTGCTCAACAGTTCTATTTAAACTTTAGAACTCAATTTAAACTTAGACAACAAATTAAGAAGCAGTTCTCTACTTATCTTGACCCTCGACAAGTAGCTAGACTGCAAAAAAATCCAGAGTTATTAAGATTAGGTGGTGAAAGAAGAAACTGTACGATAATGTTTACCGATGTCAGAGGTTTTACTTCTATGTCAGAGAAACTAGAACCAGAAGAAGTTATTGAGATAATGAACAAAGCTTTAACTATTCAAGCAGATGCAGTCAAAGCTAATGAAGGGATGGTAGATAAATATATTGGCGATGCCATGATGGCAGTTTGGAATGCTCCAGTAGATGTTGAGGACCATGAACAGAAAGCTATTAAGACAGCTCTTCAAATACGACACGCAATGCAAGAAGCACAGTTAGATATTGAGATTGGTATAGGAATAAACTCTGGAGAAGTTGTTGCAGGAAATATGGGAAGTGCATCTCGTTTTGAATACAGTGTATTGGGTGATGCTTGTAATTTAGCAGCTCGATTAGAGTCTTCATGTAAAACAGTAGGTAAAAATTTAGTTATAGGTGAGGCAACCATCAGCAAATATGAGGGTGAAGTAACAGAGTTAGAGTCTATTCTGGTCAAAGGTAAGGAAAAACCAGTAAAAATCTACACAATATAGGCTAAATGCTGTGAGAGCCACAGATATCGCTTCTAAGCAATTTTGTTAGATTTTGGACGTATAGTATTGCTTGAATGTCTTACGTTCTATACAAGCGATTCTGTGAGGTCATTTTTTCACAGATTTAGTTTTTCAGTGCATTAACTTCTGTTTCTAGAAATCTATGTAATGGTTCGAGTTTAACTTTACCATTCCTAACAATACTCTTAATAATTTCTCTTTCATAAATAGGAAAAATAAAATCAATTTCTTTTTCAGGTAACATGCTAAGCTCTGTTACAATTTTGTTTTCTCTAGTTAATAAAACTTTAAAGCTAATTAAGTTTGCTTCTTTATTATTCATTTATATTTTCTAAGTTACTAAAGGTAACTTTATCTTGTCTACCTCTTAAACCAGCTTTCATGTAAGAAGTGGCTCGGCCTTCAAAGAAGTTCTGATGTTCAACACCCATAACTTCATCTAGCCAAGTAAGAGGATTTTCTTTTTGATTGTAATTAGTTTTAAGACCTAATTGTAAAAGTCTTCTATCTGCAATGTAACGGTTATATTTATACATATCTTCTTTTGTTAGACCTTGGATGTTACCCATCTCAAAAACTAAGTCTAAGAATTTATCTTCTAACTCAACCATCTGTCTGCAAATATCATATATTTCTTTTTTAAATTCATCTGTCCAGATATCTATGTTCTCTTGAATGAACTGTCTAAACAGTTTAGTCATAGCTTCGACATGCATAGACTCATCACGAATAGAATAAGTTACTATCTGTCCCATGCCTTTCATCTTACCGAACCTTGGAAAGTTTAATAAGATTGCAAAGCTACTGAATAATTGTAACCCTTCGGTAAAGGCTGAGTAGACTGCTAAGGTTTTAGCTATACTTCTTTTATCTTGTCTGGTAGTTCTAATATCATTAATGTATTCATGTTTATCGGACATCTCTTCATACTCAGCAAAAGCTTTGTATTCATTATCAGGCATACCAACAGTATCAAGTAGCAAACTGTAAGCATGTTGATGGATAGACTCCATGTTTGCAAATGAACCCATCATCATACGGGCTTCTGGCTTTCTAAATATTCTCATGTATCTATCAATATACCCAGCACCAACATCAACATCTGATTGCGTAAACAATCTAAATATTTGTGTTAGTAAATTCTTTTCCACATCCGAAAGGTCTTGCCAGTCTTTAACATCTGTATGTAGTGGCACGGACTCCGGCATCCAATGCATCTGATTCTGTAGGACGTAATAATCAAACATCCACGCATCATCAAACGGTTTATAGTATTCTCTATTATTTAGTAAACTCATAATCTAACTCCCTTAAAATTTTAATGTACTCTTGTGCTTCCGCATATTCTTTAAATAACTTATCAATAGTCTCCACCGTATTAGGATGGTCGGCTACTGCGATTGGATTGCTAAGATACAAACTTAAGTTAGTCTTAGCTATCTTTTGTTGTGCTGAGTATTTTTCATACAAAGCTTCAAATAATTCATTATTCATTTTCTAATTTCTTAGCTCCTTTTTTCATTTCATCCCACACCGTTATGGGTAATTTAATGTTCTTATTAAATAATCTAAGATAAGCATACTTAGTTTTTTCTGCTACCTCTACTACTTTATAACCAGACTTGACATGCGGATGTTCATAGCCAGTAAAATAAACTTGATATTTATTATCACTGATTCTTCTTTTATCAAACATAGTCATCTGCCTTGGCCTTTATATTTTTTAAAACTTCTTCGTTTGTGTTTGTTCATCGTAGCTGTTGCTAAATTACCTTGACCTTGAGAGGTTTTCTTACCTCTGACACCAGTAACAGGGACATGGTTTTTAGTTGAAGCCCATTTAGTTGCCATTTTAATTATCTATTTTTATAGGAGCTTCAGTCATAATAACTACTCTAGCTCCACAAGGTAATATAGGTTTTTCATTACCACCATACATTACTTTTGAAGGTCCTAATATTTCTACAGCATGACAATAAGTATTACTTCTACCTTCTTTTATAGTGATAACAGGCTCATTAGTACCCTGCTTTTTATTAGCTCTTATTTTGTGTTGATTGACGTGAATATATTTTTTAGCCATTAACCCTCACAAGCTATACAACCCTCATCAAGTTTGATACGAGGTATTTTAACATTTACATTCTCTGCATTTCTAGCAGCATTAGACCTAAAGTAATATAAAGACTTAAGCTTACAAGCTCCATACCAATGCACATCATTAACATACTGCATGTAATCATCATGGACATCTTGAGGCTCAGTAGCTTTAGGTAAAATAAAAAATAAGTTTACTGACTGCGACTGACAAATAAAGTCTTGTCTTTTATAAGCATGTTCCACTATCCAAATCTGATTTATCTCATTGGCCGTTTTAAATAGTTCTTTCTCTTCAGCTGTCAGGATATCTAAGTGTTGTACTGACCCATCATAAC